TACAGATTATTTTACTTTTACACAATTTGGACAATTTGTAGTTGCTAGTAACGGTAAAGATGCAGCACAATATTATTTAATGGGTACTTCAACTAACTTTGCTAACTTATCTTCTATTGCAACTTCTGGAACCGTACCTGTATTTAAAGTTTCAGCTTCACTTCCTACTGCTGTGGGTGTAAAAGTTTGTTCAGCAGAACATAAAATTAAAAGATTGGATGGTAAAGCATTTGTAACTTCTTTTGCTCCGTCTTGCAACCAAGATGTGATAGCAGTTGTATCTGAAGAGCCACTACCAACGCTAGTCTCTACAGTTCCCACCATATCTTCTACTTGTACTTGAAATGTTGCCATTAATCTTCGATTACTATAATTTCTAAATCAACTGTGCCCGTTTCAGCTATTGCCCAATAATCACTATCGGCGGCACGGAATAAAGCAAACTCACCAGCTTTTAATTTGCAAAAATAATTACCATCATTCTCATCTGAAATTTGAACATAACTACTTGCATGTAAATTTTTAATAAACACATATCCATAAGTACCTAAATCTGCCAGTACAGAAATCTGTTCCCTGCTATTAGGAATCTCCTGGATTACCTTACTAATAGAGTCTCCTGATACATCAACATAAGCAGAATCATGTTTACTTTCTTTGACACCGCTTTTACTATACTCTAAATGAGCTTCTATTCTTAATTCATTGGCCATTATTTATCCCCACGCTTTTTCTTTTTTACTTTCTTTTTCTTTTTAGGTGGCCTTCCACGTTTGCTACCATATGTTCCTTTTCCGTATGGCATTATGCCCTCCTTTGAAAATTTTTAATATCTTCTTTTACAGTGGTAGAACTAAATTCTATATCAGTTCTTTTTCCTATTTCACTAATCATATATAGATTAGTAGTCCACTTTTTATCTTTCGATTTTATATTATTGCATTTTGGACAAGAGGCTCCTTTATGATACCCGTGCCTTCTGCAAATTTTTGATACTATCATAAGAGGTGATAGAAAATTTGACTCTTCTATCACCTAATTCGAGATAAAGTCTTTATCACAATATCTCACAGTTTATAACTGTCAATCCTTATTGATTCGGATTAAATAGCCTATTCTGCTACGTGCTCACCAGTAGCGGCCGCAAGACCACTAACTACATCAGATATAGCAAATGCTGTCGCCGCAGTAGATGAAATCATTGTAATTTTAAATGACGCACCTTTAACTGCTGAAGCCGTGAAATTAAATCCATCAGCACTTGCATTGATTGTGCCAGTACCATCGCCATCAGGTTCCCATGTGATTATCTTGTCGGCAGAAGCCGCAGTATCCACACTAAGTACCTGTCCAGCCGTACCTATCATTGTGAATCTAACCCAGAAACCTACATTATCCTCACTTACAGCAGGTAATGCAATAGTCTGAGTACCACTTGTTAATGCAGGAACAATAAAGTGAGTTCCTGAATCAGCTAGTGTTAAAGCACTTCTGATAGCACCAGCGGCGCCGGCGTCTGTTAATAGTACTATTTTTTCTTTATATTGAAGAGGCATAGCCTCTCCAGAAAAATCAGCACCATCACCAAACTTTAAGCTATTCTGATTAAATACATCGCTTCTCATTTTACACACCCTCCAAATTAATCAATGCGTGAGTCTCAGGAAGAGTAACTTCAAGACCAGCTTCTGTAAGAATCAAGTCTTTCCGTAGATCTTCGTCTGCACTCTGAACATTAGTTTGAATATGCGTATCTCTGTTGACACCATTACCAACGAGAGGTCTATAAGAAACATGGTCTAGATCAACTAGCATACAAAATCCTGAAGCAAAACCTCTAAATAGAGGTTCTTTAACTAAGGATAGATCGCCATGAATAGTCTCAACCTTAGTAACCTTGTGACCAAATGTTCCTTCACTTCTTTCGAAGTTATATGGAGCATGAGTACCAACACTTCCACCTAAGAAAGTATTGCTTGACGCAAGTTTATTAAAATGAGATATTACAGGCAAACTAGCCAAAGCTAATTTAGAAGATCCACCGCCTCTTGCGGGATCAAATATAACTTCAAAGTCGCTTAGTAAATCATCATATGTCCATTGAGCTACCGTATTAGATTTATAATAAGGAGCACCTGTATTGTAAGACACCTGAGAGCCGTCATTTACAACATTACTCAGACCATTATAAATTGTAGATCCAACAACGCCATCAGTATATTGAATACCGTTAGCAGATCCTCTTTGACCGAAGAGCATAGCTCTTTCTATGTCAACTTTATGTTCTCTTAATTTAAGATTCCATAATCTCGACCATTCATCAGCATAACCTCTATACACAGTTGCTCTTGCAGTATTGGTCATCTCGACAGCAGTTTTAAAGATTTGGGTATACCCATAATCATTTTCTACTTCTTCAGACCATACATCTGGAGCACCTGAGCCTTCTTCAAAAGAAGTTCCGATTACTGTACATTTAGAATTATCAGCCAAGTCAATAGTACTCCCGCCAGGGTTTGAAACTGCTGTAACAGTACAGGTTGTTTGAGTAGCAGAAGATGAGTTGTCAACAGTATTAACTCTTACATTAGCTGTTGTTGGAACGCTATTGCTATCTACATCACCGATAGCAACTACCATTCCTGGTAATAGCCAGTCAACGCCATCACCTCCACTCGTATCAAAGATAACAGTATCTGCACTTCCAGCGGCAACTAATGTTATGCCACCTTTAAGAAGAAATGATCTGTCAGTTATTGATACTTTCGTTCTGTCCTCTAAAAATCGGAATTGAGAATCTGATGTTGGTACTTTTCCAACTTGGGACAAGTAAACAAAAAATGGAGACTCGTCTGGAGAAAGCTCTGCTACTCTATCACTAAAGTCGAATAATCGCCTTGTGTGAAAATCAGTATTAGAGGCTCCAGGAGTACCAAATTTAGTTGTCCCTGTGTTAATTGTAGCCATTTCTATTTCCTCAATTTAACATTTATAATACACTTGTTCGACTACCAGCTTTTATAACCTGATCCCATATTTGATCCTTACCGGATTTGGTTTCAGGTTGCTGGCCCTGGATTACTCCAGGTGAACGAGGAGATTGCTTATTAGCCCTTACCTGATCTAAAGAAGAATTTGGTTTTGCAGTCTGTCCACCATCTTCTGTTTTTAGAAATACGTCTACTAATGTTTCTATTGATAGGTTCTCCTTAGGTTGTGAAAAGAATTTCACAAACCTTCCTGCCTGGTCATCAGTAAAATTGTATTTACTTTTCAGGTCAGATTGAAGATTATTCACAAACATTTGTTCTTGTAGTACCGCCATATGACGACCTACAGTAGAGTCTACCACCTTTTTTTGTTCATTCATTCGCAACTTATAAGATGGCGATTCGGGTTTATAATAAGCATCCCACGGGTTAAATTCATCTTCCGTCATAGTCTGCTCCTGCTTCCCTTGTCCTGAGATATTATCCTGTATCATAGATACTAAGTCGGGTCTACTCTCCAAAAGATTAACAACTGGTTGATATTTTTCCATCGCCTCAACTTTAGATTTAAGCTTATTATTTTCAGCTTCTGATCTATCATACATTGATTGGAATTTCCTAACCTCTGAATTATCTTCTGTTTCATAAACTTCTTCTTCTTGGCTCTCTTCTTGAACAAGTTCTTCAGAAACCTCCTGTGGTTGATTTGTTTCAGCCATAATTTTACTCCTTTGATGTTCCTGATTTACGGGCGGAACCTTTTAAGATTTCCCTATACAGGACTTCACCATATTGTTTTTTTGACATCAACGCCTTTAGGCTCCCTCTGCGTTAGCCATTTCATCGGAAACTCTTTTGAGTTTATCCGTCTCTCTAAGCACAGCATTGTTGAATTTTGCACGATTGATCCTTCTATCAGAATCCATCCTTGCTTCAATATCAGCCAATCTGGACTTAAACTTTTCAATCTGAACTCTCTGCTTATCACTAGCTGACTCTTTCTTAGCAGACTCAAGCTCTTTACCAAGACCCTGCAACTGACCTTGCAATTCTTGTACTTGAGCTTTATATTGTTCAGTTTCATTTAATCTTTGCATTACGCCTTCCTTATCAAATATTTCTGGGTTCTTCTTTAATACTTCCATTCTATCTACTAGCCCCAACTGGAAGGCTTCTAAGTAAACACCATAAGTAGCCCATTTACTTTCTGGAAGTGTACTACCTGGTTCAATTTTTATATCATGTTGACCTATATTCATTCTATCTTTTTGTATATCTATAATGGCACCTGTCATATCATCATATGCATTTACCATTACCTCGGTAAGAGAATTGTTTGACTGAACAAGAGAAAATATTTTTTGGAATGTATAATGTCCTTTAGACAAACAATATAAAACTTTACCAAGCCTATTAACACTAAATTCTATATCTCTTAATTTAGATTTAGGTCTTTGCTGACCTAATGCCATCATATTTTCTGTACCTCTAACAGTTTCTG